GCATCGCCGACAGCCCGATGCGCGTGGCCACAGGCGCCGTGCTGGGCCTGGGCGAAACGCCGGTGGACGTCGACGGCATCCCGCTGCCATCGGCCATCCGCGCCGAACTCGACAGCGCCCGTTTCAGCGTGTCGCAGACGTACCCCGACTACCCAGGCGTGTTCTGGGGCGACGGCAACATGCTCGACGCGCCGGGCAGCGACTTCCAGGTGGTGGAATACCTGCGCCTGGCGGACAAGGCCGCGCGCCGCGTGCGCATCCTGCTGATCCAGCGGGTCGCCGACCGCCGCCTGAACAGCACCCCCAATTCCATGGCCGCGGCCACCAGCGCGCTGATGGCACCGCTGCGTGCGATGTCGCGTTCGGTGCAGTTCGCCGGCCAGGTGTTCCCGGGCGAGATCGAGCCGCCGAAAGACGGCGACATCGTGCTGGTGTGGCAGAGCAAGACCAAGGTCGAGGCCTACCTAAAGCTCAAGCCCTACAACTGCCCGAAAGACCTCACGGCGAACATCGCCCTCGACCTTTCCAACGACGATTCGGAGTAAGCCCGCATGGCACGTATCGGTGGCAAAAACTTCGACGTGAACCTGGGCGACCTGCTGGTTCACGTCGAGAGCTGCACCCTGGACATCACCGACAACACGGCGGTGGCACAGGACAAGGGCGTGCCGAATGGGCACGTGGACGGCGACGTTTCCGCCGGCGGCGAGATGGAATTCGACACCGCCAACTTCAACCTGCTGATCGAGGCCGCCAAGCGCGCCGGCAGCTTCCGCCAGCTCGATCCGTTCGACTCGGTGTTCTTCGCCAAGGCCGGCGAGGAGGAGCTGCGCGTGGAGGCCTTCGGCTGCAAGTTGAAGGTATCCAGCCTGCTGAACATCGACCCCAAGGGCGGCGAGAAGAGCAAGCACAAGGTGCCCTTCGACGTCACCAGCCCGGACTTCATCCGCATCAACGGCGTGCCGTACCTCGCCGCCGAAGAGATCGAGGGGCTGCGCTGATGGCGGACTGGGTCGATCGCGCGGTTGACCGCGAAGAACGGGAGCTGGAGCGCGCCTTGGCCGCCCAGCTGGCCCGCTCACCGAACGGCCCGAGCCTGCATCACTGCCAGGACTGCGACGAGGAGATCCCCGCCAAGCGCCGCGCGCTGGGCGGGGTGACCCGCTGCACCCCGTGCCAAACCCTTTTCGAGAAGCGAGCCACCCGATGAGCAAGAGCCCCTGGCCGAACTTCAGCTACGCCGAGTTGCGCTGCAAATGCGGTCGCTGCGGCAGCGACGGCACCGAGATGGACCCAGCCTTCATGGAGGCGGTGCAACAGCTGCGCACGCTGTACGGCCAGCCGCTGGTGATCAGCAGCGCCTACCGCTGCCGCCAGCACCCGGTGGAGGCGCGCAAGACCAAGCCCGGCGCGCACAGCACCGGCGCGGCGCTGGACATCGCCTGCAGCGGTGCGGCGGCGGGTTCCATCCTGCGCCTGGCCATGACCCTGCCCTTCACCGGCATCGGCGTTCAGCAGAAGGGCAGCGGGCGGTTCATTCACCTGGACATGGCGCCGGCCGAGCAGCTGCCCCGCCCGATGATCTGGAGCTACTGACCATGAAGTACTCGTTCAAGACCCAGCTGTTGGCCTGCGCGCTTGCCCTGGTCACCCCCCTCGGCATTGCCGCCTGCGCCGGTAGCAACCCGGTGGCCACCGCCGCCAGCACGCTGGTGAGCCGCTACTGCGCGGCGCCGGAGATCGGCCGCAGCGTGCTGCGCGAGGCGATCGCCACCAGCACGGCGCCGAACCGGATCCGCGTGGAGTGCGCAGCCGATGCCTTTTGAAAGCGACCTGGAGGTGCGCCATGTGCCCGGCGACGCGCTGTGGAAGGTGGTCAAGCCGCTGCAGTACCGCACCGCCGATGGGGGCCCCGGGGGCGCGCGGGGGGGGGGGCGCCCCGCCCCCCCCCGCGCGCCCGGC